CGACTGAAGCTGATGATGGTGAACTCTTATTTTTCCTTATGCTCTACAATGTGCCAATTTGAAATTGTCATGTGCCAATCTAATAACTGTAACTGTGGAATATGTAACATTGCTTAACATTCTGAAATCTTTATATATAGTCTATTGAAACATATAAACAAATAACGTCAAGACTTAAGTGACAGACAGATGTCTTGACCTTTACATAAAGTAATAAGTCCCCGCAATCGTCCCCGCTAGCACACTTCGAGCTGCAGTCAAGATGATTGTGAGCATACCAGCAAAAATAAAAAATCCCCGCAAGTTAGGTATAAATACTCTTGACAGTACGTATGTACTAGGGGCATGCGGGGGGTTCACGCAGAATCGTACAGCGATATATCCCCACAAACAATTTTACCAAAATTCAAAGAGACATCCTTGCCTCTATTTCTCATCCACATGTACCCCGCCAAGCTGACAGGAGCAGCAACACGCAGAACAAGGAGTGTAATTAGTATGTACTTAATCTTCATCATGGTCGTACTGTACGTAGGTGGTAGAGTGGTAGTAGAAGTAGATGTAATACAGCACAAGCGGGTAACTTGTGTAGAAGAGGGGGAGGCTTTTAGACCTCTCACCCTCTTGACCGCTGTTTCCACCCACGAGGAGCACCACTTCCCCGTGTCTTATGTAGGGGTTAGCTTAAAGCCAAGTGTGTGTATGGCTTTTAGTCGATCCTCTAGCTTGTCTTCTTTGGTCTAAATCCATCCCCATAACCATATGATTAGCTTCAGCCTGTGGATCATCCATCCAAGCCTCTAGGTGGTCTATCCACTCTTGTTGTCTTCTGTCTTTTATAGATTCTTCCGCTGACAGTGCTAAGGCATCTGTAAACCATTTAACGCCTTGGGCGAGGGAGTCGATCCTGTCATCATGTCTAACAGCTCCTTTTTCTCTGCACATTCGGCTGATTTGGTAAGCGAGCATATATTGGAATCTATTTTCAGTCGCCTCATTCTCATTACTTTTATAATCCCACTTAATGACGGCAGGATCAATAACAAGCCTATGCTGATTAAAGACAGGTTCAAGACTACTAATAATACGATCTTCTTTCCTGACATTAGCTCTGGTCTCCTCTATGTTGATGTTGGTTTTTGTCGTTTGACAGTGTTTTCTAAATAGCTCTGATACAATACCATCGCCAAAGTTACTCTCGATGAGCAGCGTACTCGCACCATATTTCCTGCATCTCCTCAATATGTTTAATAATGTAGTGTCGCTGTAACCGTCTCTAGTAGCGTACACTTCATGTAGGTATATAAATCCATTCAACTGTGATAAGAAGCATGCTACAGTCTCATCTGAGCCCCTTCCAGAGGGGTCTACGCTACAAATGGTCTCACTATATTCCTTCCACTCTCCCTGTACCTGCATTGGCTTGTAATAATAGTCCCCTGGGAGTCCTGCACAAGGCAGTTCCTTACACATATTTTCTGGATTAGAGCACCATATTATGTTTTCGGGTGCATGTGTAGGGTTTACTGGGTTAATTATTAGGTCTGCAAACTTTAATGGGAACTTCTCAGCATCAGATAGGGTAGTATCTAGCATAAACTGCAGCATAAAGTTACTACGACCCATAGATGACTCTCTTTCCAGTAGATCACCTTCTTTAAATCGTGTATCTGTAGGCTGCCATGCCATATCACCTTTTTCTAGATCTTCTGTTAGCTGAGGTGCTAACAATCCATCATACATAGCAATCTTGCGGGGGTATCTAGCTGGCCATACAAATGGTCTGTAGCTACGCTCCCTTAGCTTGTTATATACAGTGAATGTCGTCTGAGGAGTGCCGAGAAACATAATACGAGAGTCACGTTTAGGAGTAAGAATAGACTCACATTCAGTAACAAGCTGTAAAAGTTTTTCACGTTGTAGCTCCGTCATACTATTATTTGGTACTTCTACGTCATCGAGTACCATTAGATCTGCCCTAGATCCAGTTAACTGTCCTGTAATACCTACAGACTTAACTGAGGGGGCTTGATGCGGGGCTGCTGGCCCTACGTCAAATGATATACGTGACCATCTTTGGTCATCGTTCTTAGGCTTTAGCTGTGCCATCCAAGGCACTTCTAATATTAGTCGTTGGCAGAATATGGAGAAACTGTCAGCTCTATCTTTAGATGCCGACACAACCATGATCTTTTTATCAGGGTCGTTAAATAGCGTCCAAAGAACGAAAGCAGCAGTAATCCAAGATTTACCGACACCACGAAAGGCTTGGATTTGTAGTCTTTTTGGGCCATTTTGTAAATACTCCGCTATACATAGCTGTGCTCTTGTAGGTGCGGGTAAGTTTAAGTGTGTCCATACAGCGGTAAGAAAATACCTAAAATCCTGTTGGAGTTGTGACTCAATCGAGGTCGAGTTCTTCGTCAGTTTTTTCCTTGACATATGGTGTATATTTTGATTTAGCTTTTTTAGTGCTTATCTTATATGCTTCGTTAAACATTTCTACTTCTGCATTACGTCTATTAACTAGACCTTGTGACTCGCTATATCCTCTAGGATCATTTTCATCTGCTACATTTACATACTTTGGAAATGCTTCTGTAATAGCTTTGTTGTCTCCTTTTTCAACTGCTCCAGATATTATACCAAAGTTTTCTTTATCGTTATAAAAATTAGCTCCAAAATTGTAGCCAAAAGATATAACAGCATCTTTTTGGTTAGGATTTAATTCGTTAAAACCTGGCATACCCTGTAAAGTGTTTGCAACTGTTTCAACATAACCGTTCATAAGATTAGTAGCCCGTGTTTCATCTATAGCGGGGTCATCCATAGTTACTTCAGTCCCATCTTCATAGAATCTTGTACCATATCCTATAGTAGGCAACCCTGCTTGATCTAAATAAGGTTCTGTTCTTAAACCTTCTTTTTCTTTTAAAAAATCAGTAAGTCGATTGTTTTGATTATATATCACACGGGGGGTCTTGGTCGGAGTTTGTGTCATAATTAATGTTAATACTCATGTCTTGTAAACCCTTCACGTCCGAAGGGATAACTTTAACACTAGGTTCATTACGCCATTCTTCACAAAAGTCACATAGTTTATGGTATTCCTCAAGAGCGTCATCTACAGCTTTTCTGGCTTTGTAGTCTACGTATTGAGGTTCTACCCATAATAAAAACCACACCATAGCCCAACGTAAGGGCTTAGGTGTAGCTTGTGCTATGTCTTTGAGTTCCTGTAATAATAACTTGTTAGGGTTAAATAATTTATTCATTTAATCCAATTTAAGATTAGGTTTTCTCTAAATGGGTTTGGAGGGAAATTGTCCCTAAACCACGTTAACCAGTTGTTACTTCCTTTTTGTTGATTACATCGTCTACAGGCGGGAACACAGTTGCAAGTATTGGTATCACCTCCCAAACTTCGGGGATGTACATGGTCAATGGTAAGATCATATTCATGATGTTTTTGTCCGCAATAGATACATTCATAATTGTTTGCCTCCTTAATAGCTTTTCTCCATAACCGTTTAGCGTCTGCTGATGTCATGACTATTAAGTTTTGTGTGTAATGTTTATAGTTAGGAAGTACTGGTGTCATTTTCTGCTTCGATTTCTAGCTCTGTTTTTAGAAGGGGATTCTCGTACTAATCTTCCTGATTTAGTGTGTGAAAAATCTTTTCCCCCTTTGCCATACTCACCCGTTTTTCTACGAGCTTTATTGAGTTCAGCACGATATTGTTTGTTTTCTGGGCTTTTGTTGAGCTTTCGTTGAGCTGCATTTTTTTTCGCCCTTGACTTAGGATTATCACGGTAAAATCGTGCAGTTTTTTTTGGGTTTTTAGCTGTTTTAGGAGCCATGTTTAATTACCGATTTCTGGACTGTATCAAAATCGACACTAGGCATAATGTCGGCTAGTTGTGACAATGGTGATGTGTCAAATGCCACACCTGTAATGTCGTTCTTGTATAACCAGTCAGAAGCAGCTTTTAAGTCAGCAGTAGTGGCTTCACCACTGCGTATTCTTGCAATGAGTTCGGTTGTAACTAACTTATGTAGTTCATTAAACTCATCTTCCCCAGCTCTGCGGGGTATACGTTGAACTTTACTCAACTTTTAATCCTCGTTTAATAAATTCTACTGCCTTGTCATCAAGGTCATTATCGCTTTCTTTGGATAACTTTTCTAATAGGTCAATAACAAATGTCTTAAACTTGTCACCTTTTAAAAAGGTTAAAACGATTGGTTTTAGTAGTGCTAACATCTTTCTTAGGTAGTAATGATTGGATAGGTACAATATCTTGGCACATGTGTGCTACACGTGTTTGAGGGCGTATTGTAAACCCTTTCTGCATCAGCTCTGCACATTTAAGAGCACGAACTAACTCATAGTCTAATCTCATCTTTTCCTCTTGACGTTTGGCAATCTGTCTACATTGTTCAAGACCACGTTTGTCTAAAGGTACTGAAAAGTTTATTTGAAAGCCCCAGTTCTCTGATATAACATAACCTTCATCGTCATACGGTGAGGTATCGTTACCCATATAAAAAGGGCTAAACGTCATTGTTGATCCGTTACAAGATATGGAAGAACCATATTGTTGTCTAGACGGTGCTCCGTTATTTTGAAATTGCACAGCCTGATTGGTAACATTTCCTGTTGCTGCTGCCACAGGGTTGGACGAGTTGTTTGTGTCTCCTTCTGCATATACTGGTGTTATTGTGAGAATACAGAGAGCGATGTAGTAGTAGAGTTTATTGTATAGTTTGTTGTGGTATCCCACTGCTCTACTAAACCAGCTGCTCTGGTTGTTGTTTCTAGTGTCCACGGTAGTGTTGTGTCAGTAACAGTAAATACGACATCGCCTCCAGCGATACCAGCACTAGCTGCTGCTGAGATGTTTGACCCAGACCAAGTGTTTACTTCAGCTCCGAAGACCTGGATTTGCTCGACCTCGGTTACTACTTGAGTTGTAGTAGTCGTACTATTCATACTCCCTGTTGTAAAGGCGGGAGTTACCGTATTAGCTCTTGCTACTGTAGGTGCAACCAGTGCTAAGAGTATGAGTAATTTTTTCATACTTTTGGTTTGTCGGGTTTTTTCATCATAGGACAGTTGGTTGGTGTTTTACCATTTTTATTACCAGTAGTCAAACCAAATGTGGCCAAAGCTCCAGTAAATACGCTGGCCACAAAAGTGATATCAGAGTTACCAGATTTTTTAACCATTGGTATTTCTACATAGTTCATAGTAATAATAAAACCAGACCAAACAACTACACCTAGTCGTACTATAGTTCCAAGAAATTCTATTTGATGTTCCTTGTCTTCAGCAATATCTTTTACTTTACCGAGGAATCCTTTTTCTTCTTTCTCTGTTCCTTCCATTTTTTTATTTTATTATTTAAAAACTTTGTTATTTTTTCTTTAATATCTTGTATAATAGGTGTGGCTACAGTTGTAGCTGCCACTGCTGTAACAGCTGTAATAACTGTAGGAACTAATATATCAGGCGATGGTAAAGGGTAAGGTGGAAAAGGAGGTGGTAAAGTTGGTTTAGGTGGATCAACAGTTTCTACAGGTTTTGTACCCTTTGGTTCTCTAAGATCACTTGGAGGTACAACTAAAGGAATGTAAGAAGGTACGTCTGCTGTTGGTAAAGGTATAGATATTGTTTCTATCGTCTCTACTGGTGGTAATACTATGGTGGGTATTTCCACTATGCTGACTTATCTGCAATAAGTTTTGCTTTCCATGCAGCTTTTATGTCAGTAGTCCAAACTGCATTACATATAGCTTGCACTTCTGCTGGTTCTGCTGATATGTCAGTATCAACTAGAGCATCATTACCATCTAACGTACCAGCTTGTAGCACATATCTTTCAAAACTTCTTGTTAATTCTTTATCATCTTTTGTGATGACTGTTGCTTTGCGGACTTGTACCGCTTTGTATGTTCCGACAACTTCTATTTTGTCGTATTCGATTGATTCGGCTAATGCCATTAGGATTAATCTCCGATTAAAACAGGTTTATGGCTTAGTTTTAAGACGTAGCTTCGGTCTAGGAAATTAACCTATGTACCAGAAATTCCCTATTAATCTTTTACCTGATATTTCATTATTTTTTGCGTGTTGAGAACTAGAACCTAAGCTATTGTTATTATCCATAACGTAGGCTCTTGAACCAACATGTATGACAAGTGGGTTTCCATTATCTGTCCATCCAACTACACCTGAACCATAAGAAACTTGAAGAGCAAATGGTATAGTAAAACTAGCATCAGCATTGTTAGAAGTACTCGGCCAAGTTATATCAAACTGAACATACACCATTCTTCCGATTTTTGTATATCTGGCTGTATTATTATTTGTTAAACTTAGTGATGCACCACTTAGATCGGTTGGAGTGTAAGTGCCTTCTTCATAGTCGTCAAGTGCGTTGGCTGCTGCGGTGTCAGATCCAAATTTTAATCCATCTGCGTCAATTTTTACTTGGGTAGCAGTACCACCATTACCACTAATAGATATACCAGTTTGACCTCTTAATACTAAGTTTCCAGCCTTAGTGCCATTACCTATATTGTCATTTGCTTCTGCTGTTCCAACAAAAGAACTGTAACTTGATGACTCAATTTGTGCCATCGGTGCTGTGTCTTTTAGATGGAGTTTTTGACTTGGACTTGCTGTACCTATACCTACTTTTCCAGACGAATTTATAACTAAATCGCTATTATTACCAGTTCGACTAATAAAAAATGGATCATTAGGAATACTTCAAGCAACTCCAATGTAGGCTGCTGCTGAAG